GTCGAAAGCATGAGCGCATATGGCGTTCCGCAGATAGACATTTCCAAGGTGATCGGCATCGAGCGCAGCACTCTGCAAAAGCACTACCGCGAGGAACTGGACACGGCCACAGCGAAGGCTAACAGCCGGGTCGCGCAGTCGCTCTATAACAAGGCGCTTGGCGATGGATCGTCGGCAGTTACAGCGGCGATATTCTGGCTCAAGACGCGGGGCGGATGGCGTGAGACAAACACGGTAAACCATGTTTCCGAGGACGGCACGATGACGCCGCAAGCCATCACACGCACGGTTATTGACCCCAGGGGCGATGCAGACGCTTGACATCCCGACGCCACGTTGGGCGGTCCCGTTGCATAGCAGATCTATGCCTGACGGATCGGATATCCGATACAAGGCAGTATGGGGCGGGCGGTCTAGCGGAAAGTCACATGAGTTTGCGGGGTTGGTGGTCGAAGAGATGGTCGCCAACCCTGATTTTGCGATTGTTTGTGTTCGGGAAATTCAGAAGAGCCTCGCCTTGTCGGCCAAAAAGCTGATCGAGGCAAAGATTGAAGAGTTTGGAGTTTCTCACCTTTTCCGTGTTCTAAAGACACATATTGAGCGTATCGGGGGCGCTGGTCTTTGCATATTTGTGGGCCTCCAAGATCACACTGCTGACAGCGTTAAATCCCTTGAAGGCTTTGACGCAGCATGGATTGAGGAAGCGCAGAGCCTTTCTCAGCGAAGCCTCTATCTACTCATACCGACGATCCGTAAGGAAGGGTCACAAATTTGGGCGTCTTGGAACCCGCGCCGTCGCGGCGATCCTATCGAGCGCCTATTGAGGGCAAAACGTCGCGATGATGCGATAATCGTTCGCGCCAACTACACAGATAACCCGTTTCTATCCAGCACGATCCTAAAAGAAGCCGAATCCGCCAAGGAAAACGATCCTGATGGATATCCGCACACTTGGCTGGGCGAGTATGAAAGCATGGGGTCTAAGGTCGTCATCCCGGCGATGTGGGTTCAGTCTGCAATCGGGCTGGCTGATGATCTGGGGCTAGAGATCACAGGCAAGAAATACGCGGCACTTGACGTTGCGGGCGGTGAAGATGGCGGCGACGAAAACGCGCTGGCGATACGCAAGGGCATCGGGCTTCTGAGTGTTGAGGCTTGGAATGGTCTGGATACATCACTCACGACGAACAAGACTGTTGTGGCGGCAAAGGGCATATCTGATGTCTATTACGACAGTATCGGGGTAGGTGAGGGCGTCACGGGCGAATGGGCGTCCATGGGGCGTCGTGGTGAGCAACCGGACGGCATGAAGTTGCACCCGTGGGCAGGCGGCGCATCGGTGCTGGACCCAGACAAGCGGATTGAGCCAGACAACCCGCAAAGCCCGCTGAACAAAGATCAGTATCACAATCTTAAGGCTCAGGCTTGGTTCGGGCTGCGCAAGCGGTTTGAGAACGCGCACAAAGCGCGGCGCGGCGTACCGTATGATGCGGATATGATGATCAGCTTGCCGCGTGGCCTGCCGAACATCGCGCAGATCGAAGAAGAATTGACGCAGCCGCAACATAAGACCAGCGCGACGGGCAAGACGATGGTGGACAAGCAGCCGGACGGCGCACGCTCCCCGAACCTTGCCGACGCGATCGTGATGGCGTTCTGGCCGTGCAAGGTCGCGCCACCACCAACCGCCATTTTCGGAACCTATGGGGCACATAATGATTGAAAAGAAGCCCATAGACACATCGTCAGATCATGATCACATGAAGCCGTACTGGCAGATGGTCGAAACGATCCTTGGCGGTGCAAAGGCGATGCGAAAAGCAGCGCAAACCTATCTGCCAAAGTTCCCCCAAGAGCGCGAAAAGGATTACGAATACCGCCGGTCGAATGCCAAGTTCACGAACATCTACCGCGACATCGTGGAGAACCTTGCGCAGCGGCCTTTCTCAACCGAAGTGACAATCGCTGATGGTGCCCCCGCGAGTATCGGCGATTTCATCGAAGACGTAGACGGGCAGGGCAATCACCTGCATGTGTTCGCGGGTGAGACGTTCTTTGCTGGCATCAACAACGCGATTGACTGGATCTTGGTCGATTACACAAAGGGCGTTCCGGACAACGCCACGAGGGCAGATGAGCAGCGTCTAGGCGTTCGGCCATATTGGGTGCGCATCCCCGCGACATCCATGCTGGCGGTCTACAGCGACATGATCGACGGGCAGGAGCAATTCATCCACGCCCGTATCCACGAGCCGACAAGCGAACGCAGCGGCTACGGCGAGAAGACCTACAACCGCGTGCGTGTCCTGAACCGTGAGCCAATTGAGGGCGGCTACGCCCCGGCAACCTATCAAGTTTTCGAGGAGCGCAAGGACGACAATGGCGCAATGGAGTGGGTCAGCATCGAAGGCCCTGCGCCGATCAGCATCGGTATTATCCCGCTGGTGCCTTTCATCGCGGGCCGACGCATGGGGCAAAGCTGGCGATTTCACCCGCCCATGCAGGACGCCGCCTATTTGCAGGTCGAGCATTTCCAGCAGGAGAGCGGGCTAAAGCACGCCAAGGCGCTCACAGCCTTCCCAATGCTCGCGGGCAACGGGGTCAGTCCACCTCTGGGCGACAACGGCAAGCCTGTCTCGGTTGCGGTTGGGCCGGGATCTGTTTTGTTTGCACCGCCGAGCGAAAAGGGTTCTGGATCTTGGACCTTTGTCGAGCCGTCGGCAACATCGCTGCGGTTTCTAGCTGACGACATCAAGGAAACGGGGCAGGCGCTGCGAGAATTGGGCCGTCAGCCGCTAACTGCGCAGTCTGGAAATCTCACGGTGGTCACGACAGCCTTTGCCGCTCAGAAGGGCAATGCGGCGATCCAGGCATGGGCGCTGAACCTCAAGGACGCGCTGGAAAACGCTCTGGCGATCACGGGCATGTGGCTGAAAGAGCAGTTCGAACCCGAAGTCTTGATCGACACCGACTTTGATCTTGGCATGGGCGACGACGACACATTCGAGCATGTGCTGAAAATGAGCGAAGGCGATTACCCGATCATCAGCCGCGAGGCGACGATCAGCGAGGCCAAGCGCCGGAACATCCTATCGCCTGAGTACAACGGCGATAAGGACTTGAAGGTCATCGACCGTGAGCAAGAAGGCGACGACGACGAACCACCATTCACTGCCTGACGTGCGGATGCACAGGGCGCACCGGGCCGGATGGCCTACAGCAACCGGGCGGATGCCCAGAAAGACTGACCGATGAAGATCAAAACAGTTGAGATTGAAGGAAAGACATACGCAGAAGTGCAGGACGGAAAGCCCGTCTATGTTGGCGACGATGGCAAAGAGGTTGCTTTTGACGCACCCGGCACCGTCGCAACCATCAGCCGTTTGAACGGTGAGGCAAAATCCCATCGTGAGCGCGCCGAGACTGCTGAGAAAACCCTCAAGGGCTTTGAAGGCATTGCCGACCCTGCTGCTGCAATCAAGGCAATGGAGACGATCAAGAGCTTTGACGACAAGAAGCTGATCGACGCGGGCGAGGTCGAGAAGGTCAAGGCCGAGGCGATCAAAGCAGTTGAGGAAAAATACAAGCCGGTCGTGGAAGAGCGCGACGGCCTGAAAAAATCCCTGCACCAAGAGAAGATTGGCGGAAGTTTTGCCCGGTCCAAATTCATTTCTGACAAGTTGGCGGTGCCGGTGCCTATGGTTGAAAAGACCTTTGGTGAGCATTTCAGCTTGGAAGACGGCAAGATGGTTGCCAAGGACTCCAACGGCAACGCGATCTATTCCAAATCCAAACCCGGCGAACTTGCTGATTTTGATGAGGCGATGGAAATCATCGTTGAGGCATCGCCCTACCGTGACAACATTATGAAGGGCCTGCAACAGAACGGCGGCGGCGCAAAGCCCGGAAACGGCGGCGCTGGCGGCAAAACAATCAGCCGCGCAGAGTTCATGAAGATGCCCCCCGCCGCGCAGCAGAAAGCCGTAACTGCTGACGGGATGACCGTCACAGATTAATTACCCTGCCCCGGATGGGTCAGGCGACCGGGCCGGATAGCCCAAATGCGCAATCCGCGCCCACTCTCTGAAACCCCATCGAAAAGGAAAACATCATGGGTGCCTTAACTCTCACGGGTCTAATCCCGACTATCTACGCTGCAATGGACACAGTGTCCCGCGAACAGGCCGGAATGATCCGAGCTGTTGCCACGGATTCCGGCGCAGAACGCGCTGCCAAAGGCCAGACGGTTCTGTCTCCGGTTGTTGGCGCAATGGCTGCCGAGGAATTGAATGTCGGTGCAACTGCTGCCGATACTCCCGCGCAGACCATCGACAATGTGCAGATCACCATCGACAAAACCCGCTCGGTGCCGTTTGGCGTAACTGGCGAGGAAGAACTCGGACTGCGCAACGCAGGCACAATGGAGAAGATCAACGCGGATCGTATCGCGCAGGCCATCCGCACTCTGACAAACGAAGTCGAGACCGATCTTGCAGCCCTGCACATCGGCGCTTCCCGCGCTCACGGTACAGCCACAGGCACGCCGTTCGGCACTGCTGACGATCTGACAGACTTCGCGGCTGCACGTCAAATCCTGACGGCAAACGGCGCACCTGCTGGCGATCTGCACATGGTTCTGGGCGAGACGTCTGTTGCCAAACTTCGCGGCAAGCAGTCGAACCTGTTCAAGGTCAACGAGGCCGGTTCGGACGAATTGCTCCGCACTGGCGAAATGGGCCGTGTTCAGGGTTTCAGCCTGCACGAATCTGCGCAGATCAAAACTTCGACACCCGGCACCACAACCGCGACAGTCAACGCCGACGGCTATGCCGTTGGCGCGACTGTGCTGACAGTATCTGCGGCAGCATCAGCGCTGGTGGCTGGTGACATCGTGACTTTTGCTGGCGACACAAATCAGTATGTCGTCGAAAGTGCCGTTGGTGGTTCTGGTTCGACAATCACGCTACAAGAGCCGGGTCTCAAAGTCGAAATGTCGGCGGCGACCAAGGCGATCACGGTCATTGCGTCAACAAAGCGCAATATGTTCTTTCATCGTGGCGCAATCCAGCTTGCCACTCGCGCTCCGGCCATGCCGAGCGGCGGTGACAGCGCGGATGATGTGATGGTTCTGACTGATCCGGTGACTGGCGTGGCTTACGAGTTCTGCGTCTATCGTCAGAAGCGTCAGGTACGCTGGGAAGTTAACCTTGCATGGGGTTGTTCTGTCGTACAGCCCCGTCACCTTGGCTTGCTCATCGGTGCCTGATCTTCAAAGTGGGGCTGGTTCGCTGGCCCCATCATCAAGATCAGGAGGGTAATTCATGGCTCTTGTTGTAGAGAATGGCAGTGGTCTTGCATCAGCTAATGGCTTTGTGAGCGTTGCATATGTGGACGCTTATCATGCAGAAGGTGGCAACGCGACATGGACAGGCACGGACGCGCTGAAGGAGGCGGCAATCATCCGCGCCACGCGCTACCTGTCCAATTCATATGCTTGGGCTGGGCTGCGCCGTCTTGATCGGAGGCAGGCGTTGGCATGGCCCCGCGTAGATGTCTACGATCAGGAAGGATACGCCGTGCCTTTTGACGCCGTGCCGACTGAGATTGAACGGGCCGTTTCGGAAATCGCATTGCGCGAACTGGTAGCGCCTGGGGCAATGACGCCGGATTACACACCGTCTGAGCGGGTGAAGTCTGAAAAGGTCGGCAGCATCGCGGTTGAATACGATCTGAGCCGAACCGATGCAGAAAGCGTTCGGCCTGTCCTGCTGGTCGTGCGCGATCTGATCGGGCCATTGCTGGCAAGCGGCGGCGGTTCGATGGTCCAAGGATCGGCGGTGCGAGTGTGAGCAAGTTCAACTATGCTCGCCCCAAGGCAACGGCATCACGACTGATTGAGCGGTTCGGACAGACATGCACGATAGGCCGCATGACATCGACTGGAACGCCTTGGGATAACACTGTTGGGGTTGCACCCGATCTGCTTTATCCCGTGACAGGCGTCAAGGCCGAAACCACGTCGAGATACATGGACGGCACCCTGATCGGGGAAATGCGGCGTGTTGTGACGGTGGAAGCGACAGGCGTTCGGCCATTGAAATCGGACAAGTTTGCCGCCGGTATTGCGCCAAGCGGTGTGACGGGCGATACTCTGTTCGAGGAAATCGTTGAAATCGAGACGTTGGAACCGACCGACACACCTCTTATGTACGGTATCCATCTTGCAATCTGAGGAACCAACAGATGAGTGAACCAAAGACACACCCCGACGACCTTATGATAGTTTTGCGCACCATGGCAAAAAACCACGGCTACAGCCTGACCAAAGTGGAGTTTACGCCAACAGTACGGCCATCATGTGACACCGTAGAATATTCATATTCGACCGAATACGCGGGCGTTACTGACATGAAAACAGGTTTCGAAACTCTGCATATTGCAGACGGACACTGACCCCTTACCAAGCCTTCGCCTTTCTCTGGCATCTTGATCGCGGAGATATACACGCGGCGCATCTTGTGGCGAGTTTGCCGCCTGATTGCTTTCGCGCGATGGACGAAATGATGGAAGCGGCGTTTGCGTTGGGCATGGCTATGAAGGCCAAGACCTAAACCACTCCACAACCCGAACCACCCAAGCCCTGCTTATGCGGGGTCATTTGCATTGGAGGAACCACCGATGGCAGAGATTGCAACCCTCACAGTGAAAATGCCGCGCTTTCGTATCGCCGTAATGCGCTACACACTCATGGCTCTGTCGCCGTTCATTCGCAGTGAAACCACAGGCCAGCGCATCGGTGACGCCTTGTTTGCATGGGTTGGACGCGGGCTGCATGTTTATGCCAACGGCAAGCGCATCTAACCAATGGCCCGACCAACCCGCCT